CTATTTGGATGTCTTCCCAACCATATTCAAAACCGTTTATCATTGTCGCTTGTTTTTAAGTTGTCGTTTTAAAAAGAATTATTCAGTAGCGTAAGCAAGTGTTGAACTTATTTCGCGCGCTGTTGCTTTCGGCAAAATATCAATCTGCACGATCACTTTCGATGTGCTTAAAACATTTTGGTCAGGGTCAACAAATGCACTCACGCGAACGATCTCGCTCTTCGCGGTCATGTTATCGTTGATGCTGCGCTCAACAATTCCCTGATAGTGTTTGATTGTTGCAGGAGCCAGTTTTCCGGTTGAAGGGTCTAACTGAATGTCGTCAAGCAATTCGTTCACATATACAATGCGTGTCAGGCGCGCAACTTTGTCCATTGTACGCGCAAGGCTGAGCTGAGAATAATCATCAGTGAGCGGAGCGCAAGTATGGTCATCGTTAAAATAGAAACCAGCTTTGCCCGGATGCGCAACAAAGAAGATATATCCTTTGTCGTTAAGTGTTACCTGATTTGTTTCGCTCAGGGCGCTCAGCAAAGTATTGTTTGAAAAGCCTGCGGTTGTAACAGTGCGCTCTCCATCTTTTACTCTTCCTAAATTTCTTTGTACCGGGATTCCTGCTGCGCGTCCCAATGCCAAACCAACGGCAGCATATTTGTTTGCTTCCGTTCTTGCGGCAGCAATTGTTTTGTCAGAACCAATAACCAAGCTCACGCGGTTTGCGTTCGGGGTTGAAGCTCCGCGCAGATCTAGCGAGCTTGATGCGTTGCCCTGCCAATCACGACCTTCGATGATAATGCTCACCGGGCGATACTCGCCCTGCTCTTCTGTTACAAGTGCTTTCGCATTTGCAATTGCGTCAATGATGTCCTGCTCAAGCTGAGTAGCATAGGTAGGAGTATAAGAGCCATCAGGAATGCGGGTGATGCCAAGCATTTTTATTTTGCCACCTGTTGTGCTTAAAAGTTTTTTCGCGTATGCGAGTGTTTTATCTGCGATGTCTTTCATCACCACAGTTTTTGCAACAACCATCACATACAGTTCTGTTCCGTCTCCGGCTTCAGAATAAAAATCTGCAATGTGCTGATGTGCCATGCAAGTGTTTGTAACATCATACGCAGCAGTAATACCGATTGCCTCAGCATCGGCAAGTGATGTAAAATGCAAAACGTCTCCGAGCGCAAAGCTGCCTGCAACTCCGCTCACGATTAATCCGCTTATACCATCTTCTGATGGTGCGGTTCTTCCGAGATTTCCGTTTGAGTAACTTATACTTACTTTTGGCTTTGCCATCGTTTAAACGTTGTTTAAGTGGTTTGTAAATTATTTCTTTGGAGCAAGCTCTTCGCGCTTCAGTTCGATTGATTCAATTATGATCGCGTCAGTTTCGTCTTTCAAAAGCTCTTCCAATTCCTCTACCGATTTTGCTCCATAAACTTTCTCCAGCGTTTCCTCCCTCGTTGGAACTACTTTTTTTTTACTGTCTTTCTCTTTTGTTGCCGCAACTTTCTTTTCTGTTTTCTGCATATCTGCAAGAGCCTCTTCGATTTCATCTGCAACATCTTCGCGCGAAATTTCGTCAACACTTCTGTCTTTCAAAGTATCTGCATGAACAATTGCGCTGTGCTTGTTGATAAAGCATCTTCCATCTGCGGTCACGGAATAACTTTCGTGAGTAGGATTTGATGCGAAGTGGATTGCGGCTGATTCTTTTTTTGTCATGATCGAAAATATTTCGTTTATTTTTTCCGAAGTGAGGCGGTTACGTGCTTGCGCATTTCACCGCCTGCTCATCATCGGGAGTTTTTCTATTAGGTAGTTTGAACGATTGCAACAACACCAGCTCCATCGCTTCTGCGCTTACGTCCACCGAGTCTTACTTCAGCAGAATAAACATCACCGTAATATTCCGGGCTTCTTAAATTTTCGAAGAAGTCAACAGTTCCCATTGCTTTTGCAACCATATTTTTCTGCCAGCAGATCACCGCGAGGTTATCTGTTGTTGCTCCAACTGCGTCAACAGCTTTCGGCTGAGGCGGTGATGCCGCATCATAAATAGTTGTTGCGCTGCGCTGAAGAATCTTGAAACCGTAAAGCTCCATTACAACACCTGTCCTCAGATCAACCTCTTTGCCAACGTCACGCTTAATCAAATCCGTGTCGTCCATCAATTGAGAATACATATCTGTCGGAACAAGAGCATAACGATCTTCGGCAGGAATGTTCTGCTTATTCATTAAACGCTGAGCTTCTTTCAAATCTTCCTTCAGGAATTTTTTACGAGTACCTGTTGCACTTGGCGCTAATGCTGTGGCAACTGCCGAACCTGTTGTGCGGATGATCTGCCCGGTAACAGTTGGACACCAAGAATACAATAAATAATCTCCGATTACTTCACGTAAGCTTTCAACATGCTCTGTCAACACAGAACCGATCTTGTCATAAGAAATTTCCAACTGATCTGCATTGCGAATCAATGTAGGGTCGGTTGTGTAAACATCCAGTGCGTAAGTAATATCAGTGTCCGTTCTCTGCGAAATAGTTGCAGGAAGCGAAGAGCGATTTTTTACCACAGTTGCTTTTGACCCGGCTTGCGGAATATGTACAACGGCTCCGTTCAATACACTATTGCTTTCGTTGAAACAATAATTCATGAAATCGGAACTCTTGAATAGATTACTGATTATGTAATCAACCCAAACTTCTTTTTGAATTCCGTTGGTGTGAATAACCATGTTGCTTGGGTTCTGTTTCGGCAAGGCAACAAATGCGCTCGTCACGCCAATTGCGAGTACCAATATCAGGCCGACCATTCCTGTCATCAAGAGAGGAATTGAAAATGCCAGTGCGCTAATAATTTTTTTCATCGTTTTTTGTTTTTGGGTTTTATTGATTTAGGTTTATTAAAAATTCAGGGTTAATTTATTTTTATTGCTGCCGCCACAGGATTGAACTTTGTTCCATCATAAAAGAATTGCTGGACATAAGTTTTCACGCTGTCAATCGTAATCGCATTCGCGGTGAACCCGGTTGAATAGGTGACCGTCCGGTCATCGGAACCAACAACTTCAACATACAGCAATGCTCCAAGTGTTACCTCAGAACCTACCGATGCAAGTATTGTAAGGTTGCCTGTAAGTGTTGCGGGCTTGTAATACGTCACGCTGTTTGTTACTGTAACAGTCAGCGTATCGTTGCTGTAAGATGGCGTAAACTTATCAGCAGCGCCAAAAGGGTACTTCACTGTTGTTGTGGGTTCGGGCGATGAAAAGGAATAGAGCTGCAAGGTGCAAGCTGCTAAGATCACAAGTCCGAAAATTGCTTTAAAGATTGTTTTCATTTTTTTCTTTTTTAGTTTTTGACTTTATTTTTTTACTTAAATACTGTACTGCCTCTTTCATCAACCATCCACCTAATGCTCCTGCCGCTCCGAGAACTATTGCTGTTGCAATGCTCCCTACTGTTACGAATCCGAGCATCTGCCCCAATCCTATGCTGCTTACGCATCCTGCCGCTGCACTTGCAACGCTTTCCGCGTGTGGCGACATTGCTTACGCTTTCGGGTAAGCTGCGTCAAACAATTCCTTGTAACGCACAGGCTCATCCTTCTTGATGCGTGCCAATTCTTTCGGAGCTTCGCGGTGAAACTTTTTGTAATCAAAATCTTTGAATTTCTCAGCCGCCTTTATTTTGTCCTGCTCAAGCTGAGAAGAAAGTGTTTTGTGCGCCTGCATTGAATCAAGAATCGCTTTTGTTGTAGCGAAATCTTGTTTTGCAAGTTTCACATAACGATCTTTATCTTCAGTTTTGATTTTTCCTGTGGTGATTGCACCATCAACCAAAGCAGTGATGTTCGCTTCTTCAGTTGTTTTCTGCGCAGTTTCCAAAGTGGAAACTTTTCCGCTCAGCTCTGTTTTTTCTTTTGTCAAAGCTGCATGTTCTGCCTTCAGTGTTTTAACTGCATCGAGAACCTGATCTTCAGTTGCTCCTTCGGCAAGTCCGAGAGCTGCTACAAGGAATGGGAATTTTTTCATTTCGATATTGTTTTGGTTTTGATTATTATTTGAAAGTGTAATGAACTGCGCCTGCAATTCGGCTTGAGTAATTTCTTTTCCGTCTCTGTATAATTTGAGAGCTGAGCAATTAGAAGGAGTTGGAGTAAGTGAGGCTTCGCGCAACTTGCATTTAGTCACAACAACATAATCGTCAAATCCTGCAAGCGCTCCTAATACTATTTCAATGATGTCTATTCCTATTGAAGCACCATTTAAGAAGCCGCCTTCAACTTTGTTAGCGATTGCTTGCGCTTCAGAATCTTTTTCATCAAATAACGTATCGGCAATAAGCTGATTGTTTTCAACTCTTATATTATCCCATTTGCCCGGTATCTTATTTGGGTTGTGGTTAAATAGCATTGCAGGATTCTTTTTGAAATCCTCCAAGTCTATTCCGCTGGTCAGCACGATGAATCCGTAACTGTTTACTTCCTGCGTTGATAATATGAATGTTTTTTTCACTTCTATTTTCTGCGAGCTTGCGGCTCTTTGTTGGTACAAAGGTGGGCGACATTTTGCGCACGAAAAAATTACTGTTACAAATCGGACAGTGTTTTTACACGGAATGGTATTTCTATCGGGTTCAGTTGTAATTCATTTTTTATAAGGAGAAATGATTGCCGCACCTTTGTAGTGATGTCAGAACTTAATAAACAACAAAAAAAAGAATACGCTAAAATTCTTTTCACGCTTCAACAGCTCACGCAAAAAGAAACTGCCGACAAAGTTGGAGTGAGTCAGAAAACAATGTCGGCATGGGCGAAGGAAGGAAATTGGGATTCGCTGAAAGCATCGCTCATCATTTCCAAAGAACAACAACTCCGCAGAATTTATGCGCAGATAAACGAATTGAACAACTTCATTGAAAAGAAAGAGTTCGGTGAACGTTTCGCTTCATCATCGGAAGGTGATACACTCAGCAAGCTCGCATCAACAGCGCGTGCGCTGGAAACAGAGATGAGCCTGAGCGATACGATTTCAGCATTCATGGCTTTTCTTGATTGGCTCAGAACCATTGACCCGATGAAAGCAAAAGAAATTATTTTACTGCAAGATCAATTCATTCAATTTAAGTTATCACGATAATGCTCGTTAGAAGCGAAAAGCAAGCTTTCGAAAATTGGGAAGATTACCGCGACTCGCTGGTGAAAGAAACTTTCATTGACCTGAACGAAACATCAGCAGACAAAGCAAAAAGAATTTCAGAATTGAAGAATGATTTTGAAAAATTCTGCAAATATTATTTCCCAAATTATTGCAAATCAGAATTCGCTCCGTTTCAATTGCGTTTTGCTGAACGCATCATCAAAAAGAAAGTGATTTATATTTCGCGCGAATGGGCGCGTGCGCACGCTAAGAGTGTACTTGCCGATGTTCTTATTCCGATGTATTTAAAATTCACAGGGGAAATGAAGAACATGCTTCTTGTTTCTCATAATGAAACAAACGCAATTGAATTGCTGAAGCCTTTACAAATTCAATTCGAAAGCAATGCGCGGTTGATAAATGATTTTGGAAAGCAACACGGCTTCGGAAGATGGGAAGATGGAAATTTTGTAACGAAGGATGGATGTTCGTTCCGCGCAATCGGAACAGGACAATCACCGCGCGGTGCGCGCAACGAAGAAGCGCGCCCTGACTATATCGCTGTTGATGATGCTGATGAAGATGAAATGTGTCGCAATCCGAAACGCCTTGATAACAATTGGGATTGGATGCAGGGAGCTTTATTCGGGTGCTTTGATATTACAGGGAATAAAAGATTTGTTGTTATTGGAAACGTGATCGCAAAAGATTCGCTTGTTGTGCGGGCATCAGCGGTGAGCGATGACACTGAACGTATAAATATTTTTTGTAAAGGAAAAGAGATTGATAAAAAATTAATTCGGGAACTGCAAAACAAGCTGAACGAAATCAATGAAGAAAAAGAAAAACAGGTTTACGTTGAAGCAATCGGTTTTCTGAAAAATGGGTACGTCCCTTCATGGTCAAGGTTTACGATCATTGATTGCGCATACATGATTACAAAAATGGGTTACCGCAATTCGCAGAAAGAATATTTCAACAACCCGATCAGTGAAGGAAAAGTTTTCAAGAAGGCTTGGATGCAGTACAAAAAATTACCTCCCTTAACTGCATACCGTTTTCTTCTCGCATATCTTGACCCTGGATTTAAAAAGACTGCAACATCAGACAGCAAAGCTTTGGTGCTGGTTGGTTTGCATGAAGGGCAATTTCATATTCGCAAAATATATTGCGGGCAAGCTTCCGTTGAAGAAATGATTGAGTGGGGTTATTCGATGGACACATTTGTAAAAAGTCAGAATGCAGTTTATCAATTTAAGATGGAAGAAGTTTTTTTACAATCACTTCTTTATAAAGATTTCTCCGCTGCCGCGAAAACAAAAAAATATTCTTTACCTGTTAGCGGGGACACCCGGAAGAAGCCTGACAAAGATCAGCGAATCGAAAGCATCAGCGGTTATTTCGAGCGGGGCGATGTTTGGTTCAGCGAAGAGCTGGAGAAAGAGCATCATGCAATTGCTGCTGTTGAACAGCTTTTGAATTTCGAACCGGGAGTGAAAACAAAAAAGGATTTTCCTGACGCATTGGAGGGAGCATTTCATTTACTGCAACAAAACGTTTCACTCAACGCTGAAATATTTATCGGACAGCGAAAAAAAAATCATCATAAAATATAATTAACATGGCAGAATTCTTAACCAAAGACGATTTTGTAGGAAGCATCAAAGGAAATTTGCTTGACCAAATTACCGAGTTCGATGATGACCACATTAAGAGGGCAATCGAATTAGCGATTGAACAGATGAAAGGTTATCTGAGCGCAAGGTATGATGTTGATGCAATCTTTGATGAAGACCAAGATCCTGAAGATCGTAACCCGGTCATCGTTGCATACTGTATTGATATTGCGCTTTATCATTTATATAGACTTCTGCCGTCACACAAGGTTCCCGACATGAGAACTGACCGTTATTACGAGGCAAAAGAGTGGCTTGAAGGGGTCATGGAATGTAAAATCAACCCTCCAAACTTGCCAGTTCCGGACTCAGGCGACAAAAATTATATAAAATTCGGGGGCAATGATAAGCGGGATAACCACGTTTAAATACCATTTAAATAAAGTTATACGCGCACATCGGACGAAACATGGGGAAACCTTAAAACAAACAGGACATCGCTAAAACAATGGCACAAAAACAAAACGCTAAAAAAGGCAGGACATATATAGGTATCACGAACGAGATAAATAACTTCCCGATTCGCATGGTATCGCAGGATATTCACAACTGGAAGTTGGCGATTGATTCTGCCCGGAACATCTTTAACCCCCGCAGAAGATTGCTTTACGAAATGTATGAGAACATTATGCTGGACGGACACCTGTTGTCGGTTGTGAATAAACGCATCATGGCAATTACAAATAAACGAATGCTGTTCATAAACAATGATGCTGAAAAAGTGGTGAGCGATTTTATAAAGGAAAGTATTCTCAACTCCCCGTGGTTTTATGATTTGCGAAAATATGCAATGGAGCCGAAGCCATTCGGACATAGCTTGATTGAACTCGTTCCGTCATTCGATACCGATGTGATTAAAGAAGTGAAACTGATTCCGCGCTTTAACGTGAAACCCGAAATAGGATTCATCATGTATGACGCGCTGAATGAAACGCAAGGGATTTATTATCGCGGAGAAAAAGCAGACCCTTACTATTCGCAATACCTGATTGAAGCTGGAGCGCCCAAAGATTATGGATTGCTGATGACTGCCGCGCAATATGTGATTTACAAACGTGGCGGCTTCGGTGATTGGGCGCAGTTCGCAGAATTATTCGGAATGCCTTTTCGCGTTGGAAAATATAATCCGTTTGATGCGAACACCCGCAAGCTGCTGGAAGATGGATTGACAAACATGGGTGGCGCTGGCTTTGCCGTGATACCTGATGGAACACAATTGGAATTTCACAACAACAACGGAGGACAAGGCGCAGGCGCAATCTTCAAAGACATGATTGATATGTGCAACGCGGAGATCAGCAAAATATTTTTGGGACAAACGATGACAACCGACAACGGTTCATCGCGCAGCCAAAGTGAAGTACACAAAGAAGTTGAGGAAGACATTAATCTGAGCGACATGCTGCTGATTGAATATTTGTTGAATTGGGATTTCAAACAGAAGCTCGTTGAAACTTTCGGAGTAACAGAATTGGAAAACGGAAACTTCCGCTTTGACCAAACAACACTTATTCCGCTTGAGCAGCGAATTGATATTGATTTGAAGCTCTCGCAGATGGGTGTTCCGATGAGCGAAGAATATTTTTACAAGACTTATGGAATTGCGAAACCTGATACTGGAGAAACGCTTGTTGTTCCGCAGATCATCACACCGCAAAATCCATCTGTGGATGAAAAAAAAAAGCTTAGTCAGAAAGTGAGAACGCAGCTAATTGATTCTCCGCTCACGCTCATGTATGCTCGCAAGTGTAACCATGCTGAGCATAACCAAATCATTGTCACGCTTTCCGATTCTAAAGGAGGAGATAAGATTTGGCAGCGCATCACAAAAGAGATTCACGATGGCAAGATCAAACCGGGCAGTGTGGATGCAGAATTATATAGCTGGATTGTGCAACAGTTGTTCGCGGGTGTTACAAAAGGATTCGGTGGAGACTTTGCCAAGTTTACTGAAGGCGCAGAATATGAAATGCTCGCGCATCTTGAAAATAATGTTCATGTGTTCAGTGCATTCAAAACATATCAGGAGCTGCGCGAAGCAACAGACTTGCTCACTGATGTAAAAGGAAATATCAGACCGTTCGCTGAATTCAAAACTGATATGACGAAGCTGAATGAAAAGCAAAATGTTATTTGGTTGAACGCTGAATACAATCAGGCAATCGCTTCATCGCAGATGGCGGGACAATGGGTGAACTTTAGCAAGAACAAAAAGGACGTTCCGTATTTGCGATATGAAACAGCTGGCGATGATCGCGTGAGAGATTCACATGCTGCGCTTGATGGCATCATTAGAAAAGTGGACGATACATTTTGGAACACTTATTACCCTCCAAACGATTGGGGCTGCCGTTGCGATGTTGTTGCGCTTGTTGATGGAACAGAAACAAACATCAGCAGGAAATTATTGCCGACTCTTCCGGTGATGTTCGAAACGAATACTGCAAAGCAAGGCGTTGTGTTCCCGAAGAAACATCCGTATTACAATGTTGCGAAAGAAGATAAACAAAATGCAAAACAAGTTTGGGACTTACCGATACCCGACAAAACAAAAAAATAAAATGACAGACGCAGACATCATTGAAGCGCTAAAAAAAGTTGCGCATACTTACAGCAAAGATATTGCTGTTACAGTTGAAAAAATTTTTCGTACTGAAACAAAACATTTCAAGAGCAGCAATTTCTTTTCAACGCTGAGTCCGGGCATGGAAGCAAGAACAGCAATCGCGCCCTATGGCTGGACTTCACTTGCGCAATATTGGAAAGACAATCCGCAATATGCACCGAAGGGAATTTTCGGACAGATAGAAAATTCAACTGCATGGTTTCAAAGCAAGGGAGAAAAGAAATTCATTCAGTTCACAACCATCGAAGCAAGCATGATGAGCGTTGCGTTTATTATCAATGCGCGGGGTGGCGATGGCGGCACTTGGTTTTCTAAAACAGAACCATACATGACCAATTACAGAAACTTTCTGAAACAGATTGGAGCAAAATTTTGCGGAACATTTTAATCAAGTAATCACAAACCATAAAAACAAAAACAAAACGAGAAAACTATTAGTTGTAGGGAGAGGACTCCTGAAAGGTATGTTGCCCGGTGCAACTGCAATTGTTGAAACAGTTAAAAATCTGAAGGCGCAAGCTAACGGAGAGAAGGCTCCGCATGAATGGCTTTCGATTGTATTTCAGTTGCTCGCGGCTGCTGCAATCATTTACGCCTTCGCAACAAAAACAATTACGCTGGAAGAGTTGCTTGGATTCTTCGGCTGGAAATAATCACTAACCCTTAAAACAAAAAACGATGCAGACAAAAGTAAAATGCAAATGCATCTCCAAAAAGGAGAGCGCGAGCTACAACAAAGAACGTCCGATTCAAACGGAAATTGAATTACAGGTTCCTTACGATCAAAACTCAATCTACTTTCAATTGAGCGGAGGAACAGCGCTGAAATTAAATACCGTCAACCAAGAGGCTGCCGATATGTTTGAGATTGGCAAGGACTATGATGTTTTGATTAGCCCATCAGTTGAATAAATGAGTAATCAGTTCCCGCATCCCTTTGGCAAACTTGCCAGCCAGTACCGCGAGCTGCGCAGGAAACTTCCTGTGCAAGTGAGCGCAATTGCTGTGCAGGATTTCAAAGAGAATTTTAAACGGCAAGGTTATCAGGGAGAATCGGGAGCTGTAATTTTCTGGAAGCCGCGCAAAACCGACAGGAAGGTAGCGCGAAGAGCATTGCTGATAAAATCAGGAAGGCTCAGGCGCTCCCTTCGGGCGGCTCCCACATACAATGATGCGCGTGTTGTAACAGATGTGCCATACGCTGAAGTACACAACGAAGGATTCAAAGGAACCGTAAGTGTGAAAGCTCACACACGCGCGCGCGCGAAAAGAGCAGGAGCGAAAATACGAGCGCACCGCAGAGCGATGAATATTCCTGCGCGTCCGTTTATGATTACAACAAAACCTTTGATGGACAGAATAGAAAAACATTTGTTTACTGAACTCGAAAAAATATTTCCGTCATGAACTTTCAACCACTATTCGAAGCCATAAGAAAACGACTCGCTGATAACATCCCGGATGTTCATATTGATCTGTATAACGGACAGTATGAAGAGAAGGAGCCGAAGACAGACGGCTATCCTTTGGATGCAATATTTATTGAGTTCGAAACAACATCACCGCAAACACTCGGACGCAAACGGCAGCAAGCGGATGTTGACATTATGATCTATGTTGAAAGCCACTGCATACAATCTGTTGCGCAGATTGAAAAACAAAGCGAACGCGACAAGGCATTTGCACACATGCAGCTTTGCGAGAAAATAAACTTTTGGCTCAGCGGATTTACTGATAATGAAAGAGTGGGTTCTCTCACGCACACCGAATTCTCACCGGGCTTTACTCCGCGCACAGATCACATCATGCACTCCATGCGCTACCGTTGCCGATACGTTGACGACAGCGCAATGCGCATGCTGAAAAAAGTTACTCCAGCACAAGAAGTTAACACGAACATCATTCCTGATTAAAACAAAAAAGCCCCGCATCTGCGAGGCTTTTAAATAGCATTTAAATGCTCATTCGATTATCCGGGAATCAATCAGCGCAAAGTCCTTTCCCTTGTATGAAAATTTCACCTGATACTTGCTTGCCAGCCGAACGCCAAGCGGGTTCATGGCGGTCAGAGTCCCGGTATAAATAACCTGTTGGGTGCTTAGCTGGTCAATAACATAGGTGTCATCGTCTTCAAACTCCACCGACTCAGGCGCTTTCATGAGTTTTTCGGCTGCACTATGTACGTTCTGAAGCACCTCAAAGTTGTTAGTTAGGCGCTTCTTTAAGTCGGCTTTCTGCTCAGAAATGGAGAGTTGATCGTATGTTTTAACGACTGGCGTTTCTTTGGGCGCTTGCTTGGGTAAAAAATTTCCGATGATGCAGAGCAATGCAAGAACCGATACAATCGGAATCCACACTTTTTTGTTTTTGAAATACTTCATCATGTACATGGTTTTTGTTTTGGGTTAAACGAAATTACGATTTTATTTTGTCGTGCTTGGTAATGAAAATGAAAGCGAGGATAGTCAGCGGAATTGAAACGAGAAAGCCCCATGAGCCGCAGACAAGAAGTGTTCCTGCGAAGAACGCGCAGAACTTCCAAAGGAAATCGAGTTGCTGCTTTTTCATACGCGGTTGAATACAATGTTTTCTACTGTTCCCGGTTCGAGATAGAACTTCGCGGCAACCTGTCGGAGAATGTAATCGTGCGTATATTTGCGCACTCCGTCTTCCTTCTTATCAATCCATTTGTTGAATTCTTTTCGCACAGCGTCATGGCGCTTTAGCGTGGATGTTCTGTGTTGCCGTTTCTTTTTTGGAGCCATTAGATTTATTTATTGAGCAGTTTGTTCTTGAATTGGGAATAGTTGATGCCGGGAATTTCTCTCTTATCTTTTTTATGTGCAGCGGATGCTTTCTGATAAACCTTTGTTGTGTACTCCGAGCGCAGTTCGTTAAAGTAGCGCACAAGATTTGCGATGCTGTGTTTGCCCTTGAATAGAAAATTTTCAGAGCGGAAATAATGTTCGAGCATTGCTTCGGGCAGTTCAATTAATTTAATCTTCCCGGCATCGGACGCGCTTACGGAATATTTGCATTTGTTGTGAAAAAAATATTTATCACAGAAGCGCGCAATCTTTATGTTGCTTGCCTCAACAACAACTTCTTCAATCAGCATTGCACCGAGTCCGTGCTGAAGAAGAAATTGCTCATGGTAGGAAGTTTCGCGGAAGAAGAATTGAAATTGTTTGCAATCAAATGGCTTGCGCAGGCATAACTCGCACCCGGTGAAATAGCCATCGGTATAAATGAGATAAATCTCTCCTTCAATTTTTGGTGATGTGAGCCTGTATTTTTTCATACCAATTGCTGATTTAATTCCGCAACGATGCGCTGCATATTCAGCCATGACATTTGCCCATACTTCAACCAAACCTTTTGAACAACGATTGCTTCAGCGCAGCTCAGCGTTACTTTGTTTCTCTCTTTTGGTAAAATGTTTTTTACTACAAGGCGCTTATGCACTTGCATCATAACAGCAACAACGAGTTTCGTATCGAAGTCCGTTGCTTTCACTGGTTGTATCTTACAAGCATTCTCCGCGAACTCGCAGAAGTCGGCCAGTTCGTGTTTGTCCAGTTCGAGCTTGATTTTTTCAGCGAGCATAGAATGATGTTTTGAGGCGTTCGAATTGTGTAACAAGTGTTGGTAGTTCTGCTTCGGAATAGTCGTTTAGATATTTGTGCAGGTAGCCATATTTCAGCAACCATGCCTCAAGCGCCTTCCAGTCAACAGAGCCGTCAGGATTCTCCCATAACATATCGTGACAGATGGAAAGTATTTTCCTGCGCATCTTGTTTGCATTGCTGTCGAGCGTATGGCCGCCCGGTGTATAACCTTCAACTTGCTTGCTGAAAAAATTTATCAGGATGTCGCATTCGTTTATTGTCATGCCTGCGCTGCTGCATGTTCTGCCGCGCGTGTACTGATGAACCATTTCGGCTTTCGTGTCCTTGTCAATACCGAGCTTGCTGATGAGCGCATGGAGCTGTTTGTTTTGCTGGAGTGTTCTGTTCATGGTTTGCTTTTTTGAATGTGTTGATGGTTTAATTCGGGCAGCCACTTTGTTGCGTACAGAAAAGAAAACTTCTGAAAGAAAATGATTTTCATTTCGAGCGCCTCTGTTACTTCGCGCAGCGCACCGGGGGATTCTTTCCAATCATCCAACAGAAAGATTGCATCACACTTTTTCAGTGCTTCAATATCAACGCGCATGAACTCTTCGTATGATTGATCGTGATCGTGTACCAGCTTATGCGGGTTCACTGGCTCATGCCCGTGCGCGCGTATGAGGGCTTCGGCTGATTCGAACTTTGGTCGGTTCAAATCTGTTGCGCCTGTCATTTTCCCTGAGATGTAAATTTTCATACGTTGATTATTGGGCGCTGTTCGAGCAGCACATTGTTGTTTGCTTCCCTGTGTTCAGGAAGGATGAAGCGTTCGCCCATGCGGTTGAACAAATCCTTTTCTTCGCGCACAAACACTTCCTTTCCTTTGTAAAACATTGTTCCTTCAAGCATCCGATAACCGCGCAGCTTCATGCTTCTGAGCCATGCGATATTGAATTCTGATGAGCCTGTGCGATAAACGAGAATCAATCCCCAATTTGTGGGAGTGGCGAAAAACAAATCAAGCTTGATGCCTTCAGGTAAAATACGCTGCGTGTATTTGCACGGCAGATCGCCTTTCACTTTCTCCCATTGATTTACTACTGTTGCGATTCCGCTTGCAAACAATCCTGTTTCGTAAGGCTTGGGGATGGCAACGATTTCAATATCCTTTACATCAAACTTTTTTCTGCGGATGCTGCCTGCAATTTCAATGCGCTCGCAGTGTGGCGCGAGAAGCGTCACATATTTTTCAGCGAGCGGGAGAGCGTGTTCCAAATACATTACTTCTTCTTTTTGCGAACGTCAACTCCTGTGATCTCCAAGAATATTTTTGCATCGAAGTTCGGAAGCTCCAAAAAGACTTTGCGATTATCGTCAGTCCAGTTGTGCCATTTGTTTTGAAATGCTTCTTTGAATGGAATGTCTTTTAAATATCCTCCTGTGGTTTTGTGCGATGGGTTTTCTTTCTTCTCTTTCTCTGTCATGGAATTTTCGTAAATCCACTGCTTTGTATCTACCGAACACATGAGTTCATACGCGCGTGAGTCGAGGAATTT